CACCAATACGTTCCATCGAATAAGTCACCGCCGCTACTTCCGCCAAAGCTATTAAACAGCATCTTATTAAGCTGCATTCTTCCACGATTGAAAAAGGGCATATCACACCTACAAAAAAAGGGCCATTACAGCCCTTATATTAGCAATTAAAAAAGCTATTAGCTAGCTTCTGAGTCTGACTGAGCAAATGCAGGTTTTGGCTCTTCTTTAACAGAAGGCTTTCGGCCTCGCTTCTTAGTCAATTCAGGAGGATTAGCGCAAATCCTTTCAGCCTTAACCATTCCCTTGAATCGAGCATTTACGATTGCAAGGTCATTGACTTTAGCTAAAGACTTCACATCCTCTTTGTACTGGCTTAGTGGCTCTTCAACGAGCCACACCTTTTGACCACCGTACATGTTAAAGCGCCGCCGCAATCATCAATGTACCTGCACAGTTCTTATCTTCCCACTCTTGATCCCAGTTTGCACCAGTACCGATAGCGGCCGTATCAGGAGACTTAACAGTAGTATCCCAGGCGAAGCCTTTAACACCAATGTTTTGTGACCATTCAGACTGATAAGTGCGCTCAATGCGCTCTTTGCCGTTGTTTGTCTCGATGTTAGCGTCAAAGTCTCCGTTTGGCTCAACAGTCAAAGCAGTACCTGTTAAACAAAGGATGTTTTGAGTCCCACCATTACCCAATGCAGGTGAATCAGTAACAATCGAACGCTTACCTAAGATATCAACAACCGTAACAGTGCCCTCTGAGAATAGCTCGTTAGCATTCGTCAAAGCGTTACCGATTAATTGATGATAAGACGCGCCGGTCATAACCTGAACACCAATCTCCATTGAGCGATCACCAAACAGAGCGTGTGTATTGTTAAGGCCAATCTGAGTTACATTCGCCTCGTTATTCGTTAAGCTAGCAACCGCACCAATCGCAGCAACACCGGCATATAACGCCTTATTAAGCTGATCTTGAAGCATAGCTTGAGCCAAAGAAGTCGAAATGACACGTAAAGCTTCATCTGGATTTTCTTGAATTAGGCGGAATTGCTTAGGCTCAAATAAGATAGGACCAAAAGCTGAGTGAGCCTTAACCGTATTAATTTGACCCTGAGTCAATGGAGTGCTTGGTGCTGAACCATTTGCGGCATAGATATCTACGTCACGAATAGCTGAGCCTAAATTTTTAAAATATGACCACTCTAAGAAATCACCCATATTTCCCGCATTGCTTAAAACAATTGCGTTGTTTGATGCTGCGTTAAATGCTTCTGCCATTTGCGTTAAACGCTCTACAGTAGCCTGTTTTAGTTGGGTATTAAATACCACCATATCTGTTGCTGACATTGTTAAGCTCCTTAATTAAGCCATTGATTGTCTTTGGTTAGCAAAATATTGCCGTTCTTTCTCTGGATCGCCTTTGCAATCTGCTAAGGACTTAGGAACGCTTGCAGCACCGCCGCCCGCATTTTGACTACCAGTAGCACCGCCACCATCAGCCTTTGATGCGAGCATATATGGCTTATTACTAGGGTCACTGACCACTGAATTTACCAACTCGCTTAACGTAGCACCTGAGAGAGTGCCATCCTCATTAATCGGCATCACTTGGCCTTCTTTAAAGCCAACCTTGCCTTTTAATTCATTTTCAATAAATAAACGCGCCGCCTTATCCTGAGTGACGTGATCATTCAAAACATTATCAATAAAGCCTTTTACCGCGCTTTGCTCTTTCTCTGTAAGAATCGATGTTTGAAGCTCGTTATACTTGCCTTTCCAATCCTCAATGGTTTTCTGCAGACTTTCTACATCGCCATTCTTAGCAGCGGCTTCATCAGCTAATCTAGACTTTTCTTCTGCCTCTAATCGCTTCTGCTCTTTTGTCTTTTTAACCTCGGTTAAAAGCTCATCATTTTTAGCCAGGACCTTATTAAGCTCATCTTTGCTAACCATATTAGATGTTAGCTCAGATACTTGACTGCTCAAGCTTTCCTTAACCTCATCTGGCAAATCAATGCCTTCAAAATTTAAACTCATTTTATGCTCTCCGTTTATTTAATAAATAATAACTATAATAATTGACAATTACAAATTTGCATCTGCAAAGGCTTCAGGCGCTTCTCTACGCATCTCTTCAATAGTCCTAGGCCTAAAGTTAGTATTCAGGTTTAATGCTGCAAATTCTTCACTCGTTAAACCGCCATTTCTCAAAAGCTTGCCTCTAGTTGGGCCTAATACGTCATCTTGAAAGCTAGCGGGCTGCCTTTTAAGCCAAGAATAATATGTGGTGTCTTGGTTTACCTGTGTAGGGCCATCTTCACCATTGGCAGGACGCTTGCCGCCTTTGTCTAGGAAGTCGAAGCGTTCTGATAAAACCGGCGTAATTGTCGATCTACAGCCGTAATGAATGGGCGGTCTAGGTCCTTTATCAACAGGAAACTCTCTACCATCAAGGGATCTACATTGAGTAGTCGTTCTTGAATCTAAGGTAGAAACCCACTCAACGCCCCTGATTAAGTCTTTGTTTGAATCCCATGTTCTTTGTCTAGCTTGTTCACCCGCATTTTGTACAGCCGTTCTAACCATAGCCCTGTCATTGCGATTAATCCTAGCTAGCTCACCATCTGCAAACCTATTGCCTCTCAAGCCTCGAATGTTTCTAGTTATTTGGCTTATGGTTTGCCCTTGTGCAAAACCCTGTGAAATCATGCCGTTAACTAGTGTTATTTGTGTCTCTGTGAAGTCTTTAAGGAATGGCTTTAAAGTTAAACCCTGGCCTTTCCCTTCAATCGATAGAGGATTATTTTTATAGGCTATCAGTAATTGCTCAGCACTAGGTTTTACGGCTTCAAAGTCATCAACTGTATTATCTAAAGCACCGACCTCTAAAACAGATTGAGTTATCGCAACGTCATCAAGGTCCAGCAGCAATTGATTGGTGTAGTCTTCGTATATTTCGCGTTGCAGCCTAGTGACATCAGATAATAAGGCATTTAAACGCTTTCTTGTCTCTATTGCATCGCCTTCATCTAATAGCCTATCCCTCACGCCTCTATCGATACGGCGCAAGAAAGGCAAAAACTTCTTGTGTATATCTTCCTTAACGCCTTCAAGTAGAACTTGCCTACGAATAGCGTCATCGGTTAATACTGCGGAAGTCTCAGCCATCTAGATTTAAGCCCGACATTTCGTTTGATATATTATCATTCATATCTTCTAAATCGGTTGACTCCGGAATGATGCGTCCACTTTTAAGGCTTAAATCAAGCGTGGCCTTATCAATAGCGCCTGACTGCCAAACAGTAACCAAGGCTGCAGCTTGTTCAGGCGTTAAGCTTGTGTCAAAGAATGCCGTTTTGATCTCAAACTTAGAATCTTCATAAGCGCTCATTGCCGACTGCTCACTTGTATAAGTAAAGCTAGCAACGTCCTTGATCGCCATTGAGTAAGCCTTATTCACATTAGATACAGCAATACTCAAACTCGAAACATCAGCCTCATGCTTGATTCTAGCAGCCTCTGCAGTCTCAGCTTGCCCGCCATCGGTAATCAATCGAGCGCCTAAACTAATCATCTGGCTTTCTTTGTGCTTCATGCCCTCTTGAGGCATTGAATTAGGTGCGGCTTGTATTAGGTTTGCGCTTGATCCTGTTGGCCCTGCTATACCGGCGCGACTACCAAAAGGAATGCCGTTTTTATAAAATGTTTCCATCCATGACTCATTAAACCCACCTACAAACAAAGTAGGCTGCCCAACGATGAAAGCTGACTCCTCAAAATCTGCACTATTGCGGTAATGCTTAATATTTAAATCAGCAATCTCTTGTAATGGCGCATCGTCAACATTGGGCCGGTTATTCAATGAGCCTGCAAAGTAAAAAGGGATATGATTAAATAAATCGCCCGCCCCATCTCTAGGCGCAAACTCTTGTAACAATTCACCACCGTCATCATAGACACGCACAACATAAACATAATTTCCGTCAATATTCTCAAGAAACAAACAGCGATAATACTTCACTTCTTCCATCGAGTAATCTTCATCGCGCTCATACTTAATCTCAAGCAGCTTGACGTATGACAGCACCATTGATGCGCCTATCTTCATACAATCCCAATCTAGGATAGATTCCGCGTCATATGTGTTAATTGTTGCCCTGATTCCGCTATTCTCAACTTCTGCACGAGTCGTTTCGCCATCGGTTTGAGGATAATCAACATATAAACCAATGCGACCAACCGAAATAACATCTCTTACAACTTCATGCGACTGACCAATAATACCAACGCCTGAACCATCTACATTATCTTCTAGGTATTTCAAGTCAGTAGGAAATTCAACCTCTGGCGATGATTTAAACACCATGCCCATCATTCCGTTTAGCGTTCTTGATGTTGCACCATAAAACGAGGCTCTTTGAATGTATTGAGCATATCGAATTTTATTCTCGTTCGATTGATCGCCAGGATTAGGCATCGGCAAATAGATAGGGCGTGTGTTTATATTGCTTTCGCCGGTCAAAGCATTGGTCTGATTCGTATGGCTATTGGCCCACGCGTAATCCTTTTCTTTTATGGCTTTTTCGCCTGAGATGCAATCTCGAATAGCTTGCCAGATAGACAAATTATAAGTGTATTCGTTGTTTATATAAGTAACGTCCATTACATGGCCCATTTAACATTGACATTAGATACAGGTTTGATTATAGGGTAATCATACGAAATAAAATAGCCTAGCGCGTCATTGGTGTGGTCTTTGCCTTGCGTCTTATCTGGCTCACCTTTGTCATTATAGACTTGCTGCTCTAGGTTTTCGGTTGTCACTGGGCATAAATCAGTATTTATTTTATACAGTCTATCTTTTTCAGAATTACAAAGAGCCGCATTAACAGAATTAATCCTATCCTTTACTGATGGATTAGTGCCATTCACATGAACGCTAAAACCGGCATCTTGCAAAAGGCTTATATCAGTCTCGCTAGCATTCACTGTTTTTCTTGAGTTACCGCTAGCATCAGGATAAATATTAATACTTCTACCAGGCTTTGCGTACCTCTCTTTTATGGCCCTTATCATATCAGGCGTATCATATAACCCTATAAGCTCACCAACAGCAACCGGCATACCATCGCGCTTAACATGAACAACTGCGCTCATATTAGCTACGTTGAAATCCATTCCGATATACAAAGGCTCGTAACCATCCTCTTTTTCATAGCTAGAATTAAGAAGCCTGTCGAACTGAATATAAACAGTGCCGCTTGTAAGGTTTACAAACTGCCCATTAAGATAAGCGTCTATTAGATTATCTGGATACGATTCTTTTAATGAGCTTATATAGTCATCAGGCAAAAATGCCGCATTCTCATAAGTCGAAGCCTGCACCATTGAATAGGACTCTGTTGGCTCTTTAGCAAATCGATCATAGACAAATAGAAAGCCCTCTGGCGTGGTTGTAACGCCTATACCATTAACAACGCCATCAATCTTTAAGCGCAAACGAGCTATTATCTTATTCCATGCCTGCTCAGCTTTGGCCTTTGGCAGAATATCAATCTCATCAACTAAGGCCCTGCTTATCTTAAAGCCAACGATTGTATTAGGCTTTTCCATAGATCGACAAATTACAGTGCCGTAGTAAGCCCGACCTCTATAAACATGAACTTCCTTATTTGCCTCTTTGACGTCGACAGTAAAGCCCATCAATTCAGCAGCCTCTTCAAAGGTTGGGAAAAATATATCCCTTATGCTTGGATAAGTAGGGCCAAAATAGCCCTGACGTGTCTTAGGATGCCTTGCAAAGAATATGAGTAAATCCAAACAGCCTACGAATGTTTTACCCGAACCAAACCCACCCACATAAGCATTAAACTTATTATTCAGCCCATTCAGATAAATATTCTGAGGTGCGCTAAGAGTTAGCATTGGTTACTTTGATTTCGCTTACTGCTTCATTGACGCTGAAATTCACATTCAGGCTTGGCGTTGCGTCTTCTTCTTGAGTAGTGCCTAGCATTAGGTTTAATTCTTTAACGCCTGAAATGCTAGCAGGTAGGTTTTCTGCTCTTATATTCCCCTGGGCATCAGCACAATCTCTAAAGCCACACTCTACAGCTTTCTCTAGCCATTTAATGCGCTTCTCTAGGCTAATTGTGTATTCTTCCTTCGCTGCGTTTTGAAGCTTTTCTATTTCTTCTTTAACGTAACGAATTGCAAGTAAATCAACAGCCCTTTGCCTAGCTGAGTTTTTACTATATCCGGCCTTGATTGCCGCCTGTGCGCCATTATTACCATTGATATGATACTCCCTTATAAAAGAGTCATATCTAGCTCTAGTTTTCTCGCTTTTTGGGTAATCTGCCGTTCTCCCTCTTGCGCTTTTTTCACTCTCAGCCACTAGCCTCAAGCCTCCGCCCCACTAGGGCAAATAGTTAAACACTATTAAAGTATAACTATCCAATAGTAAGATAACAAGTTGTAAAGCCTGCCGCGTATATTGCCGCATAAAGCACTAGGTAAAAAATTGCATCTTTCTTATTCACTCTGCACCCCTCTCGTAATCATCTCCGCTGCGTAATGATGCGTTCTCTTGTCTTTCTTCTTCTAGCTCGAATTCTAGCCTTTCTATTTCACCCTTTACTTCACCTAGCAACTCTGAAATATCACTTCTTAAAAACTCC